AAGCCGTACCGACTTAGGCAAGCGTCCCCTAAAACCAAAAAAAATGGACAAAACCAAAAAAGCAGTACTATTAGTACAAGCAACCAGGGAACTATTAAACGATGGTAGAGTTATAATACTTGAAAGACAAGTTAACTATCATAATAGCACATTAGGAGAAATGCTAGTAAAAGGTATTACGTTTGATACTATTGAGCTCCCTTGGAAGGACAACAAAAAAAATATTTCATGTATACCACCCGGTGTATATACATGGCAAAAAATAAAACGTACAAGCAATGGAAAAAATGCTCTGTACATAAGAGGAGTAAAGGACCGAACGGAAATATTAATTCATTACGGTACTATGCCTCAGCATTCGGAAGGATGTATACTCCTTCCACAATACGAAAGGTTTCACACAATGTTAAATACTAAAGGATTATTATATATATGCCATTAGGACCAACGGAAATGTTTGTATTAGATCAAGCGTCTAATCAGGCAAGTAATAGAAGACAACAGAGGTATAATCAGAAGGCTTTTGAGAGAACAAAGCAATTCTATTGGAACCAATGGAACGCAAATAATGAGTATAATCATCCAGTACAACAAAGAGCAAGGTTAGAAGAAGCAGGTTTTAATCCCGCTTTAATGTATGGACAAAGTGGATCAACTGGTATGTCTACAATGGGAAGCACTGCTAATATGGAACCGGCACAATTAAAAGAATTACCAGGTGGTTTGGAATTTGCTCAATTACAATTAATTAAAAGTCAACAATTGAATACTGATGAAGACACACAATTGAAGACAGTTGATGGAGCTCTAAAAATTCAACAAACTGCTACAGAGAAGTTAAAAGGAAATTTAACGGATGCACAGCGTAAATACTGGGAGACACAAGCAAAAAATGCTCAGGACGTTATTGATATGAACTTAAGAAAAGATGCTAAAGAAATTGAGGTTAAAGACCAAAGTATAAAAGAGAGTAAGAGTCGAATAGATATAAATTATCAAAAATTAGGATTAGAAAAGAAGTTATTTCAACCCCAATTAGATAAGATAAACGCAGAAATTGAAAAACTAGGATTAGAAGGAAAATATCTACAAGAATTAAAGCATAAAACAACTGCTGAAAGTATGGTTAAATATGCGGAAGAAGAATTATTAAGATTAGAAAAGGCCGGTCTCGGAACCAATGTTAGTCTACCTGGCTTATTGAATGCTTTAATATTACAAGCAAAGGAAACATTTAATTATTAAAATATGGATTATTCTAAAAGTGTCGGACTAAACCCAAAGTATAACACGTTCGACTTAACACACGACAAACGATTAACACTCCAAATGGGAGAAATAATCCCGGTAATGGCTTTGGATGTATTACCAGGTGACAAGTTCACAATTGAGAGCTCACACTTAACACGATTTATGCCATTAGTAACCCCCGTTATGCATAACGTAAAAGTTAAAATGAGGTATTTTTTCTCTCCTAATCGGTTAGTATGGGATAATTGGGAAGATTTCATTACCGGTCCGGAAAGTGCAACGGATATAGACGAACCAACACACCCAACACTGATAACTACTAGTGAACCAACAACGTTAACTGATTACATGGGTATTAGTACAAGTAGTAACAATAACCAACGTACGGTACAAGTAAATGCATTACCATTTGCACATTATCAATTCATTTATAATGAATATTTCAGAGATCAGAATTTAGTGGAGGAAGTTGAGTATAAATTAGGTGATGGATTAGTAACAAGTGGTACATTACAAGCTGACTTATTAGCAAAAAGAAAAGTAGCATGGCGCCATGACAGATTTACCAGTACTTTACCATTTACACAAAAAGGTCCCGAGGTAACATTACCAGTAGTCAACAACGATATATTATTAAAAGATATATACGATCAAACCGGTACAAATTTAATAAACGGTACATTATCAGCTGGTGCCGTAGGTCCTATCACAACCGGTCAATTATTAGCCGGTAGTACTCCAGCAACTATAAAACTTAGGTCTACTGAGTTTAACGCAACAACTATAAACGAACTCCGTGAGGCCTTCGCAATACAAAAATGGTTGGAACTTAACGCACGTTCAGGAAATCGCTATACTGAACACATACAAGCACATTTCGGAGTTACACCACAGGACGCACGTTTACAACGTCCGGAAGAATTCGGCGGAAGTGTCGCAACTGTACAATTTAGTGAGGTATTACAAACAAGTGAAACGGACCAAAACGGCACAGCATTAGGTACAATGGGTGGTCATGGTATAACTGCATCCGGAAGCAAAAAATCTAGTTATTATGCCCAGGAGCATGGTTGGATATTTGCATTTATGTATGTCGTACCTGATACGGCGTATTATCAAGGTGTACCAAAGAAATTTGATAAAATAGACCGTTACGATTACTATCAGCCGTTATTAGCTCACTTAGGAGAACAACCAGTTAAGTTAAAAGAGATATACGCTAGAGGTACAAGCAACGATGAAAATACATTTGGCTATTTACCAATATATGACGAATATAGACACGAGCTCAATGGTGTACATGGACTAATGAAGTCGGATTTACAAGAATGGCACTTGGCACGTTATTTTGATACTGTACCAGCATTAAATGATGACTTTATAAATTGTGATCCGAGCGAAAGAATATTCGTTGATATAAACGGAGAAAGTGAACAAGTAATAGCACACGTTCACAATGATGTAAAAGTAGGCCGTAAAATACCATATTACGGAACCCCACTAGGAATTTAGAAAACCACTTAAAAACTATATATTATGTCTAAAACTGTAAAAGCCGTAATGGCAAACTTGACCTTTACAGTAGGTCAACTAGAGGAAATTAAAAGTAATATTAATGATACCTTAAGGTATATAAAAAACAACCAGGAAGAATGGCTTACAAGCGACGAGGATTTAAAGCAAGAGTCCGAAAAGGACGGGCCCGGAACAAAGGAATAAATAAGGCCCGTTTAAGTAGAGGCGGAATAAGACTTAGCTAGTATGTGTCTAACGCCAATGACAATAAAACGAAAGGAGTTGGGCCCGGATGGCTCAATAACAAGAGTTGTAGGTTGTGGGCGTTGTGTACCATGTTTAAGAAAAAAGCAAGTAGATTGGTGCTTCAGGCTAAATAACGAACTGTTAAATAGCGAAAGTGCGTGTTTCCTAACGTTAACGTATGACGAAAATACATGCCCTTGGGCGGAAGGTGGTTTTACCCTCCTGAGAGCTGACTTTCAGAAATTCATGAAACGACTGAGGAAACACGCCAAAAGCACTAAAATAAAATATTATGCATGTGGTGAGTATGGAGATAAAACCGAACGCCCACATTATCATGCTATAGTGTTTAACTTACCAAGGCCCTTTGACAAGTACATAGAAAAAGCCTGGACCTATGGTCACATACATGTAGGTAGTGTAACGGAAGCAAGTATATTTTATACCACTAAATACGCATTAAAAGGATTAAGAAGAAAAAAGGCTATTGATTACGATGAACGAGGCCGGGAACCTGAGTTCCAATTAATGAGCAACGGATTAGGTATAAATTACGTTAAAAACGAAATTGTAGATTATCTAAAAACTAATGGAACTAAACTATTAACTGTGCCAGGAGGAGTCAAAAAGAAACTCCCCCGGTATTACATAGAAAAAATGTTTATAGATCCTGAGGAAAAAATGTTATGGAGAGCATCCGCCAATGCAGAAATTCAAAACGAGCAAGAAGAAATTTCATGCAAAAAAAGAAAAGAGTTGGTAGAG